GTTGAATCATAGTCCAATCCACCTAACTCATTGATTTCAGTTCCACTATCTCCACCACGAACTGGTAAGAAAAAGTCTTCTGTTAAGTTTTGTATGTTATATTTTAAATTATACTCACCTGTATTCTCATCAAGGAAAGGTGTTTTCTTCATCTTGTTGATGATTCTTTGCATATAATTGTCAACTTCATTTGGTGGTATGTTACCAATGTCAATCTTGTAAACTCTCTTTGATGGTGCTCTCATGATTCTATGAATCAACATCGCATCTTCCATAAGTGTTAATTGTTTCCAAGTTTTACGAGCACTTTCCATCATTGATTTACCATAAGGTAAAAAGTTACTATCATTAGTTAATCTGAAGTGAGCAACTTGGAAATTTTCAAATTCAATACTTTTTCCTTGACTCTGTGGATTATTTTGACCAAGATAAGGATGTGCTCCTTCAATACTTTCTAAGTAGAACTTAGTGTAATAAGGATTCTCTGGGTCTTCTCCTTCTGCTCTTACGACTTCATAAGGTGAAAGTGGAATTACATTTGTAATACCATATTTTTCACTAACATCTAAGTAAAGATAAAAGTCACCATACTTACACATATTACGAACCCAAGGCCATAATGTAAATTCAATATTCATAATATCATAAAATAAATTATGTAATATTTCTTTGATGTTTTCGTTATCAGATTGTATCTTTAATACATCACCATACTCAGATTTCATTGTTGATTCGTCTGAATATATGTCCAATGCACTTGATATAATACTATCACTATCCATTGACTCATAATCTTTGAATAATGCAAGTCTCGCAGCCATCACTTGATGAACGGTTGAATAACCTGTACCAACTAAATCTAAGTTGGAATGTAGTTTTGAATACCTATCAACTAAATGTGATTTTACTTGTGTTTGTATTTGGTCTGTATCAGCGATTTTTAATTTTCTACCACCGACATTTCTTACGATTACATTTGTACTAAATAATCTTCTTAATCTACCAAATAATGTTGTATCTGCCATTTTTTACCTCACTTATAAGAGCCACTCTAATGACTCTTTTTTCTTATCCTTACCTATGTCCCAATCCCACTCACCATTATTATTATCGTTTGGTGTGTAAACTCCTTCTTGGTTCATCGCGGTTAAGGTTTTTTTTGTTAACTCAATACCTTCAGTTCGTAATCTTAATGCAGTATCACGAACCCATAATCCGATAGCAAATGACATAACAAGGTCATCGTTATATCCACTCATTGCTTCGGCTCTGTTATTAACATATACAAATGTCAATAACTCATCTATCAATCTATTAGAACGAACCACAACTGATTCATCTCTAAAGTACTCTTCAAGTTTTGCAATAATTAATGGTCTGGTTTTCATTGTAGTACTGAACCCAGCCACCATATTTTTTTCAGATGTTCTAAATTTATTTGTCAATTGATGTTGAACATCTACATATTTTAAATCTTTACTTGTATAAAATAGATTAGGATAATCCCTATCTATTACTTGTTGGATTGTTGCCCAACCAATATTATTGTTTTCTATAATTAGTAAGGCATCGTTATATTCTGTTGAAATACTAACTAACATGTTCCCAAAGTCTTTGGTATTTATTCTACCTTTGTACTCTGCAACTTGTTCTAATGATTCAACTTCAATTATATGAAATGCAGAATAGTCTGTTCCATCTCCTCTACTAACATCAGCACATACCACATAGTTTTTTGTATAGTCTGGTGGTTCCCATATCCAACAATTACTATCAATACCTCGTTTTTCCATTGGGTCATTACAAGATTTTTTTCTTAAATTTTCTAATAATATTGGGTCAATTACACCAGTACCTGATGTCAAGAAGTCACAATCACATTCTTGTGCTGCACCACTTGGCCCTAATAAAATATCTTGTTCTTTTCTCCAAGTATCATCTCTATCAGGATGTACCGTCCAATGAAGTTTAATGAAGTTGAACATACCTCGTCCTTCTTCTGCCTCAACCCAAGTTTTGTGAAACCAATTACCCACACCATTAGGTGTTGATAATGCAATACATTGACCACCAGTTGTTAAAGTAGCTTGAGATGCAGTCCATATATCATCAATCTTATCAATGAATGCTGCCTCATCAAGTATTAATAATGATAGAGCTTCTGAACGAGCAGCTTCAGGACCTGATGATACTGCCTTGACTTGTGAACCATTGACATATCGTAGTGATAATTTATTATCCTCAACACATCTTTGTTTCAACCAACTTGGTAGGTTTGCGTGCATAACACGAACCTTAGTAACTAAATTCTTTGCAACATCTTGTTTAGTTGCAATAACTAATATATTTTTATCTTGATGAAATGTCATCATCCACAATGCATAACCTGCAGTTAATGTGGATATACCTAACTGACGAGCCTTAAGAATAATGTTCATACGATTACTCTCAAACTCTTCTATTGTTTTCTCTTGAAAATCATACAAATCAAAAGGTACTTTACCTTTGATTGGATGTTGTATCACACAATACTTTCTCAAAAAATACGCTGGGTCTTTTGCAGACTTAATATATTCTTGTTTAATTACTTGTTTAAGTTGTTCTGCCATTAGTTTAGTTCGCCTGCAAGTTTAACCGAAACCGAAGTTGCAGCAACTCCATAAACAAACCATAACCATTTGTTTTCGTGCCACTTAGGTTTCACTACCTTAACCTTCTCTTTATAGAGATTAATAGTCTCTGTTTGTAGTTGAAGTTGTTGTGTTCTGAAATCAATAATTAGAGAATCAGATTTTGAATTGTCTTCTAATAATTGGATTTGTTTTTCTAAGTCCAATACCAAAGATACATTCAAACTATCTTTTAACTCTAATTCTTTGATTTTGTTAGTGAACCCAAGAACTTCTTCCTCTGAAAAGGTGAAAGTTTTTGAATCTTGCCCAAACAATAAACCAAAAAATAGTATGTAAATAAAATATTTCATGTATATATAAATATATATTACTTACTAAATTTCTTCAAAAATTTTACTGCTTCATCAACATCGTCTGTTTTGACTGCTTCTTCTGCCTTTAAAATTTGTTTTTTGGTAGTAGTTACCTTTCTCTTAAGAGAAGCAACTTCTTTTTTGTTTACTCTTTTTTTAGATTCAAGTTTTTCAACTTGTTTCTCAAGGTCTTTAACCTCTTCGTTTTTAACTTGAATTGCCTTATCTAACTTTTTGACTTCTTCTTTTTTCTTTCCACCAAAAAATAGATTTGTTATGAATCCGATTATTTTACCAATCATTATTTGTCTCCTTGTATTTGTTTTTCAAATTCTTCTACTTTATCTTTTGCATCTTGTATAAATTTTCTAGCTTCTGTGATTTGGTTTTCAAATTCTTTTTCACCCATTTCCCATTTTTCAGACTCTAATTCTGGTGTATTTACACCAACATTATTTAACCATTCCTTTTTACCACCTGTAGTTTCAAACTCATCAATACTTTGTTCCAAATCTTTTAAATATGCCTTCTGATTATTTAACATTTTTAGTTGTGCATATTCATTGAACTCACCTTTGATTCTTAGTTTATTTTCAAAATCAACTTGACAATCAAAACAATGTCCTTGTGTTCTCCAAAACTTATCATCAAGTTTTTTCTTCATTGCCTTATCACATTTAGGACAAAACAAAGGCATTCTTACTGACTGCATTACTTCACTAAGTTCTGACTCTCTTGTCTTACCACCAAGGTCTTCTTTTTTACCTTCGTATCCTACTTGAACATATTCTTTTTCATGTTCTTTCCCTGCCATTAAATCGGCCAAGGCCTTATTCTGTCTTTCTGCTTCTTTACTATATGCCATTGTAACTCCTATTATCCAAATTTTATACTACCGAGTATTTGATTGATTGGTGCAAATGCTCCTGTAAATTTATATACTTTACCTTTGTATTTAAATACTATACCTTCACTTGGTACTATCGCATCTAAACCACCAATCTTCTGTAGTTTTTCAATTTGTAGTTTTAATTTTTTTAATTTTTCTATTTTATCTGGTTTCTGTAAATCTTTCATTGCACTGATAATTTCTTTTCTCATCTTTTGGATGGTCTT